CCGCCATTATCGCCGTATCCGCTGCCGCCGTACATGCGGACGGGCTGCCGGAAAAATATCGGCTCCCCGTCACGCTCACGATGAAAAATCAAGGCGTTGACGGGCGCTGTGGCGCATACGCGTTTTCGACCGCGCTGGAAGCCTGCACTGGGCGCAACGTGGCCGCTCAAAAATTGTGGGCCTACGCTATGAAATATAAAACCAACGACAAGCCCGGCGTATGGATCAATCATTTAATCCCCGCCGCGCACGATATGTTAAAAATCACCGTAACCGCCGAACAGTTGACCGACGTACAGTCCATCAAGGAAGCCCTATTCGCGGGCAAGCCGGTCGTCATGAATATGCCGTGGTATGTCGGATACAACAAATACACGCGCGGCAATATGGGCGCGTCCGGCGCTTACATCAACAACCACGCCGTCACCGTTATCGGGTACAACGCCGAGGCGTTGCTGATACAAAATTCAGGCGGCACAGACTGGGGCAATCGCGGCCTCGGTTGGCTGCCGTACGACGCCGAATGGGACTGCGCGTATGCGATATCTATCACGGACTAAGCCTCGATATATCCGTATACCGAGTTAACGTTCGCGGCGGGCCAGTATCGCGGCGTTACGCCATTGTGGCCGGTCATCCCAGCCGCCGCGACATATCCGACGTAGTTTACGACCACGTCGAAATTGCCGCCGTTTGAAAACGCCTTTGAATTCGATCCGTCAAGCGCAATTTCGCCGAACCGGTCAATACAGAATCCGTTTTTTGTGTTATGTGCCGCTATTACCCCTTTGCCGGTTACGCTGCACCCGTCTACATGAACCCCGTGTATCTTATTCCCGACGGCGTTTGTGTTTTCACAACCGCAGCCGTTTGAGCCTGTCAGATACGCGAGTCCGCTGTAGCCGTTTCCGTGGGCGATGGTGTCTACAGAATACATAAACCCGCCGCAGCCTGAGCGTGCGCCGTTCTGTCCATTGCCGCATAGATACGTGTTTTTCATCCAAATGTACGCGCCAGTCCCCCAAGCCAATACGCCGTCACTGAAAAATCCGGTTACGACCACCGAGTTTAGTTCCGTAATTTCCGAGCGTTGATTTGCCAAAATACCGAACGTAAAGTTGCCGCCAGTGTCAATCGGGTCTTTTACGCCGTTACCAACAATTGCGACGTTGCGCAGCGCCGCAAGCGACACGCCCGGATCGATGACTATGCCCCGGCTGCCGTTATATTTTAGGACTGTCGGGTATTTTTTCATTTGTCCGCCGGTTAACGACGCGCCGGATAAGTTCGCTACCGTGCCGCCGAACTTCGTTTTTACAGTCACAACCGCGCCGGATACCGTGTTCACCGCGCCCGCCAGTATGAGGCCGTGCCAGTGGCCCGTTCCGCCCGTCGCATTAACCGATACGATGTCGCCGACCGCGAGGCCGTGCGATGTCGTGGCGAGCGTGTATGAAAATATCACGTCCGCGCCTGACACCGTCGCACCGCCGAACGACGATATATTGCCCGCTACGACCGGCGCTGTGCCCTCGATCACTATCCTGTCGCCGTTTGCGTGGTTGATTTTCGTCGGGGCCGTAAATGTGGATACACCTGCGCCAAGCTTGATTGTCAGTGTGACGTCCGGCGGGATAAACGTTTTCGCCAACGTGTCGAGCGCGGCCTGTATCGTCGGGTAATCGCCGGGAACTGTGATGATTACGTCAGATACGAGGATGTCGAAATATACCGCCTGTTTGACGGCTTGATTAAACGACATAATAAAACCTTCCTGATATTATTTTATGAATTATTATACCAGAAAGGCCGTATTATTACAAAACAAATGTTTATTAGTTTACGCGGAAATTAATTTGAATTCTTGAATCCATACCTTCTTGCCCGCCGGTAACGGGTCAGATAAGTGCACCTTGCCGGATACGATTGACCAGTCAAACGTGACCGCGCCCTCGATTACAACCATTAGCGCGCCCGCCGGATTACAATTCAGCGGCATGAAGTCTGATTGGCTCGCGGTTGAAATGTACGAGTCGAGCACACGCTCGAGCCGTCCTACGTTCGCGCTGTCTATCACTATGACGACATTTTGCGCGTTGGCTATTGTGCAGGCGATCCGGTAGTCATATAGCGCCGTGCTCATACCACCTTCGGGCGGCAAGAAGTTCGCGCTCGCACCGGCGTTGCCGTATGCATATAGCTTCAATGCGCCTGTTGTTCCTACGCGCGCCATGACGCCTATTTCGCGGATTGAAAACCCCGTTGTTACGCCTGTACTGCTCAACGACGCCCGCAGGATAACCGTGCCGTTACCTTGGAATTGCTTGGAGTTGATTGGAACGGTTTTCTTAGGCGATACGACGGCGGTCATTGTTTCCGGCGTCTGGCCGCCCGGCATGTTGCCGTCGCCGAATACGATTGATTCTATATTCAACGCCGTTCCTGTCGCAATCGATTCGGCTAAAATTGCGCGTCCGGCGTTCGTTAGTTTCATGTTGTCGAAATTTGCCATGCGTTACCTCACTGAGAGGCATTCTATAATTAACGCCTCGAAAGTTGCGCTGTTCATCCCTATTGACAAGATTGCGTCCGTTACCCCGTGATTATTTTTAGTTGCTGTTATCGTCACTCCCTCGGTATACGCTGCCGCGCTAAACGCAAATCCGCTTATTGCCACGCTGCTACCACGGTGACATACTGCAAGCGCCCCACTATTAATTGTTGGGTTCCATGCAAACATTTTATTTGGGGTAGGCAGGAGAAACGGGATAGTATTTGCCGTCCAATAATCTGCCCCAATATATATCGTTGAATTAGAAGTGTCTCGCGGCAGCACTAATTGATACCTAGCGCACTTTATAAATTCAGAAGCTGGGTCCATCGACGGATCGTTTGCGAGCGTTGACACTGTTCCTCGTTCTAATTTTGCCTTACGTACTGTTCCTCCGGACGACGTTATCGTATACGTTCTCAGCCCGTCGGAATATGACGCTGACGCAGTACCACTTGCCATTTCTACGCTGGCTATACAACCTGCTCCAGCTGGTTGTTCTAACATTTGTATTATAGTTCCGTTTAATGTAAGCCCATCCGTCACTAATGTAACGCTACCACTCGTTAGCCTCCAGCGATCAATAATCGGTATTTCTTGGGAAGGCACTGCAACATATGTTATTGTGCCCGTCAACACTCTCTGATTAATTCTGTACAGATTTCTAAAATCCCAATTGTGCAGCATATTTGGATTGCTTACGCCGATGGCCGCTATTGTCGGTAACTGCGACGCCGTCAGCTTCCCATCTGCGCCAAGTGACGCGACGCCGTTCGCTGCGCCTTTTTGGCTTGTCGGGATGTAATCAAGCGCCGGTATTTGTGCCACCGGAACTTTCCCGTCAGCGCCAAGCGAGGCCGCGCCGTTGGCCGTGCCAAGCGGCAGGTTCGCCGCCGGGACCTTGCTATCGGCTCCAAGCGGAGCGACACCGTTTGCCGTGCCTTTTTGCGACGTGGGGATATAATCCATAGCGGGCAATTGCGACGCCGGTACTTTGCCCGTGCCATCAAGCGACGCGACGCCGTTCGGTTGCCCGATTATTACTTTAAGGACGTATAGCGCGAGTCTGTTATCGAGGTCTTGCTGCGTTACGTATGACGCGGAGCCTATTTGTGCCGTTACGTTAGTTGCATTGTCTATGCGCGAATATATAGATAGGTTAACCTCATACGGTGACGACGACGATACGCCCGGCACCCAGTCGGCCATGCCACTCTGTGCATTTGCGCGGCTGTATTCGATTTCGCCGACGTTCGGGTCTTGCGCATATACACTCACGCGCTGCAAAAAGAACCCGGTCGGCGTCGTATTGCTCCATACGACATCGAGCCGCGCCCATCCGCTGTCTAATACGGGTTGTGAGCCAAGCAGAACATTATGCGATATGCTTGCGCCGTCGCCTAGCACGACTTTCGTGAATTTAAGCTGTACCCCCGTTTGCGCCTTTGCGTTTAAAATTATTCCGTCCGGCGTTAGTTGCGGCGCGTTGAACAATGCCATTTATGCAGTACCTCCGATAACAATCCTGCGCCTTTGCATGATAAACGCCGCATAGTACCAAGGCGCTTTATCAATCGTGGTCTTTTCCTTTTCCATCTCAATAATCGTTGTTATAATCTGAACGAGGCCGCAAGCGTGATATACCGTGTACGCAACTTCGCGGATAATCTGCAATGCAGCCATCCATGAACGCGTATTTTTTACGCGCTTTATTATGTCGTATACGCTTTTGACGGCGTCCTCTGATACGTCTTGCAACGAGGTCGATATCATAAACGTATACGCGTTACGCGGCACCCCGGCAGGATATGGCAAGCCCTCGAACCATTGCGTAACCTCTGCGTCGCCGAAGTACCAGCGGGCGACTTCCTCGACGACTTTCGTCGTGCCTTTTCGCCTGTGCCAATCCAGCGAGTTAAATATGGCATCTTGCTTCATCGCGGTTGACCACGACGTATCGTATATATCGACGTGCCATTGCCATGCGAGCATATCAAGCAGCGCGTGGTCTATAATCTCGCGCAATACTAGCCGCTTCATAATTGCTACGTTTGGGATTTGCGAAACAAATGACCGCAATTCCTCGTCGAACGCCGCCGCCATCATGATGACGTTCGGGTCGCGCGCGATGTTTTGCGGCATGATGTTTAATATGGAAATTTCTTGTAAATCTATCGGAACTTCCATAATCTGGTTAATCGTCCTCCAGCCCCATATATAACGGATTTACCGAACCCGGCTTTGCCAACTCCCACGCCTCCAAAACGGTAAATACCGGTGCAACCGGTATAATGCGTTTCGCGCCCGCCTCGCCGACACGTCGCCATAAATCCAGCGGCGTAATGTCGCGACCTATCTTCGACGCTTGCCATATCGTGTATTCCGTAACCGCCGCCGTGACTGCCGCCTGTATCTGCGCCGACCGTAATGCGTCCGAACGGTTAATCCAGTATTGGAAATCTATGTCATACGTTATAATTACCGGAGCGACCGGATGAACGTAATCGGTCAACGGTACCTTATCATCGAGGATATACATAACGTCGTTCAGGACTTCGGTTGACGCCGGTTCGCCGCCGCGCATTAAAACGGCTATGTTCACATTGCCGGGGCCTGTGCCGCTCGTGCGGAACGTGTCGTTCAGCGATTCCCACAGCTTCGCGAGTTCCGCGTCATCTTTTGTGACGCCTAGTTCACTAGTTAACCACGCGCCAAACGCCGCCAGATTGAGCGGCGGCATCCAAGCACGCGCGTCCGCTATATCCGCGTTTGCCGACCTCGCCCAAAATTCGTATGCGCCGTCTGGCCCGGCCACGCTGTACGACTCAATCAACATGTGCAGCCGTCCGCGATAACCGTTCGCCTCGTCGAGGTTTCCCACCTCGCCGTCATCCTCCCAGTCCGTGCCGCCGTCACTGACGGTTACGTTCGCAACCCCGGACACAAACGGCGGGATGTCCACCATATTGCGGATTGTACCTTCGGAGAACCCGTTCGCCTCGCGCCCTTGTACCGTGGCGACCGCCCTGACTTGGCCGGTTCTTTGCCCCGCCGGAATTTCGAGCGGGTATTCGGTTTGAAAGAATATTTGATTGTCCGGCGTGGCCTTAAGCCCTGCCGGTAGAGTTGTTATCGTCGGAAGCGGCGTCGATAACGTGTATTCGAGCGTTACATGTGCATACGCCGGAGGTAGACGCTTTCCACGCTCACCAAGAAACGCGCCGAGGTGGTCAAGCTGCGCCCCGCGCGCGTAATATAACAGGTTGCCGCGCCCTGTGTCGTTCAGCAGCGTGTAAGCCTGCGAAAACATCGCCGATTCGGTTAGCTGTACGAGCCGTTCGGGGTCTGACGCGCCGAGCGTGAAGTCCGGCTCTGCTACGCGGCGTATCGTCTCGTATAACGCCCGGAACCGATCCGCTATAGTGAGTGGAGTGCTGTCTGCAAATGTTACGTCCGGCAGTCCGTTCGCCAACTATATCCACCCCCCGCCAATGTTGACCTGTATCGATACCGTCATGTATATATGGCCGTCCAGCGCGTGAATGTCCGGCTTAAACTCCGATATGCGCGCGCGCGGCTCGTATCTCTTCAATTTTTGCACCATTTCTACTTGCAGTTTGGCCCGCGCCGTTGGCAGCGGGTCGTCAATCAGCGACATGTCGATACCGAGTTCCCGGTCGAGCGGCACCGTACCGGCGCGGGTTGTGAATAGAGTTCGCACGTTTTGAAGGACTTCGACTATCCCTCTTGCGCCGTATATCACGTTGTATGGCATTACCTGTAAATCATACGCCATCTAGTTATACTCTCCCAGCGTGACAGTTACCTCCATGCGGGTAGTAATGCCCGTTCCCGGCGCAAATCCTGTATGCTCTGATTCCGCTTCCAATATTACCCAGTCGCAATTGCGGTATGGCTTGCCCGCCCAAATGAACGGAAAGTGCCGCCCCTCTTGCGAATATGCGTCGATTAAATCGAAATCCGCGTCCGGGTTGCAGCCAATCGCCGTGTCCAGTATCCAGACGAATTCCTCGCCGCGCAGCGCGGGGCCGTTAAATTCCTTGATTGGCTTCTCATTTATCGCCTCGTGGTCTGTCCAGCGCCCGGATGTTTTTGACGTGCGCTCGCTCAATCCAGATATCCGGCGCGGGTTAACCTCGAATATAATCCCGCCGTAATTTCCAAGTTGGCCGGATTTTATGCGTCGCGTTCCGTCGTCGTTGAATCTGTTGGCTACTCGTGCGGCTACAATTGCCGCATATTCTGGAGTCCAATTTGCGTCCGGCATTAATACGACCTATGCGTTCCGTTGGCGTCCGTATGACGGCCCGATGTAGTCATGTTGCCGTCATGCGTTATGTCGCCGTTAATTTGTACTTTTCCATTCAATTTTATCACATTATCGGCCTGTATTTCAACTGAGGCACATTTTATTTTTACATTGCCGCCGAACGTAAACAGAGCGCCGTCGCCGAACCGCATTTCCATCGTGCCGGCAGCCGCGTCAAGGCGCACATATGACTTGCCGTCCTCGCTGTACATTTGCATGACGCCGTCCTCGGCGTTTTGTGGCATACGCTCTGCGTTGTACTGTGTGCCGATGACAATGCCCTCTTGCCGTCCGTTCGGATTCGCTAAAACTTTGACGTGATCGCCGATACGCGGCATGCCGGTATGCGCCCACGCGCCCGACGGCGGGAAATTGACTTGCAGCCAGCCAGTCGTGAAGTTCTGTTGGTCGTCGTATGCCACGCGGACGGCTTGCGTCTCTTGACTTACGTCTACGACCTGTCCGTCGCGAATTATACCGCTTAATTCGGCCATTAATACCCCGCAAGCACCCGGTGGGCCGTGCCTGATACCGTATACCCGCCGTCGCCTGACATTATATGCGATATCTCGTCTATGTAATATTTGCCGTCATATACGCCGCAGCCAGTGACCATGTAAGTGCTACTGGCTATCAGCTTCGTATTGCCGACAAAATCGAATTTGCATATCCATTCGTGTTTATTTTTTTCGCGGACTTGTGCCGTCGCCTGTCGTTTTGTTGCCTTTGCGGGCTTTGGCGTCGCGAGTATCTTAGAGTAACTTTTAGTCGTCGACGGCGTCGGCGCGAACGTGCGCCCCTCGTCAAGCATTTGAGCCGCCCCCTTGCTTGTTCCGATATTCGTCGCCGCGCATATCGCCGGGCCGGTCGTTTATCGTCAGCCGTTGGCCCGTCGCGGGCGCGCCCGGCGGCGAAAACTCATATTGCACCAACAGCCCGGATTTAGGGTCTTTATACGTCATAAATGCGGCGCTTGCCGTGTCAGACGTGTCTTGCGTGAACTTCATATCTATTATCCTGCCGCCGGGGTTAATCATGTTCCCTTGGCTGTCGAATTTCAGTTCGCTCGCGTCGTAACTGTCGACCGGCGGGCGCTGCTCATATTCGTGTTCATCGAACAGGATAATTTTCTTGTTCGTCACCTTTACGGCGACATTGTATTTTTCAGCCAAATCGCGAAGGAACGCCGCGTCGGCTTGCTGCCATTGCTCGACCTCGTCGAGGCTGATTTCCTCCGGCACCTCGTAAAATAAATCAAGCCCAGCGTCGTGGGCTATGTCTTGCGCGACTTTTAGCAGCGTCGTATCGCGCCATGACCGCGTTTTTTGTTCGCGGCGCATTGAGGATGTCAGCGGCGTCGATATGGCTTTGATTACGAACGTCTTGTCGCGCAGGTTATATTCGCACGAGTCGATTTCCAGCGCGCCGCAATCCAGTTCGTCATTATCGCCTTGTACTATCCAGTTTTCGGTATGATATTTGACGCGGAGTATCGCGCCCGGCACTGCTTGTGTTTTAGCGGGCGCGTTTGACTTGGTGGCCTTTTTTGTCGGCTTCGACGGGGCATTCGCCAGTATCTTGATGTATGATTTTTCTTGCGCGGCTGACGCCGCTGTACCTTCTACTTGCGCCATTTAATCTTCCCCGTCATCCAGCATATCGGCTATGACATCGTCCCAATCAAAGTCCAAGTCGTCCTTAGACGATGTTTTCGGCGCTTTCTTGCCGCCGCTCGACGCGACGCCGTCGCCTTTTTTCAGCAACTTCGGATACCAATCCGTAATCCACCGCTGCTCGCGGTCTGTCAGCGTGATATCCAAGTCGTCGGCTTCGCCCGTTGCGCGGTCTGTCCATGTGATGTTCAGCAGCGTTGATGATATTTCTTTGGTTATGGGCCGACCGTCATATTCGAGTGTTACATACGATATACGCGGCAGACTTAGGTCAGGCATATGATACCCTCCGTTTCTTCTGCGTCCGCGCCTCCAGCCAATCGTCCATGCTCTGCGCCGCCTGTTGCCCGGCCTGTTTTATTTTCTCAATCGTTCCGGCGTCGGCGGTACCGTATATCTTGATATTAATCGGCGCGGACATGGTGTATGTATCGCCGCCGCGCGTAACATTGCCCGCCGCCGCTTGTACGACGTCCGGCATTTCATACGGACGGCCCGGCAATCCGGGTTCGCCCGGTTCCCCCGGCGCGCCTTGCGGCCCCGCCTGTCGGTCAAAATACCCGCCCAGCTTACCGACTTGCTGCCACAGCTTGAAACCTTCCGGGCGCGTGTATGGGATAACGCCTTCGGCCCCGGCCTCAGCGATTACCCTGACTTGCGGCTTGTTGAATATACCGCCGGTCGCCGTTACCGGTATGTTTACGGCGGCCACGTTCTTGCTGCCGCCAAGTATCCCTTCGATTGCGGACTTAACCTTGTTAAGCGGCCCCATCAAATAATCGAGGACGCCGGTGACTATTTCCTTCGCCCTGTTAAATGCGTTGCTGAAAACATCGGGGATTCCGAGGATTATGGATTTTGCCTTGTCGAAAAATCCGCTAATGACGGATTTAATTTTGTCGATAACGCTGGTTGCAGTCGCCATCGCTTCTCCAAATACGCCGCCCCAACGTTCGCCAAGGCTCGTTAGCAAGCCGCCGACAAAATCGAATACAGCGCCGAATAAATCTCCAAAATATCCGACAACGCCTGCGATTACTTCCATAAAGCCCGTGAAGATTTGATTGACATGCTCACCGAATCGCGAAAAGAACCCGGTCGCAAGATCAGCCGCGCCCTGTATATCGCCGGTAAACAGTGCTACAAAAAACTGAACTGTCGTTATGATGAAGTCGAATACTAAATCAAAGGCGCCCGCGATCATCCGCACGACGCCTATTACGACATTGACGCCATATGTGATTATCGCTACGACAAAGTCAATCGCAACCATTATGACGCTCATAATAAAATCGCCGACGCTTTGAAGTACCTTTATGACCGTTTCGCCGTGCTCCTGCCAAAATCTGGTTAGCATGTCGATTATAGGTTGCGCCGCCGCCTTGATTTTCTCGAACGCTTCTATGCCCTTTGCCTTTATTTTATCCCAGTTTTTGTATACGACGTATGCAACCGCCGCTATAGCCGCGATTATGCCTATTACTGGCAATGCCGCCGCCGCTAGCGCGCCGAACAGGCTCGGCAGAAATACAACGACAGATTTTATTAATCCAAGCAGACTGACTAAGGTTCGCGCCCCTTTAATTGCCGTCGGAGCGACTATTAATCCGGCTAGTATCTTTCCGACGTTCTCCCAGCCGCCCGCCAATTCGACTACGTGGTTGACATTCTCTCGAACCGTCGCAGCGAATTCTTTAATCCGCGCTATAATTTCCGGCATGCGTGTGACCAAGTCAGCGAGCCACGTTCCGAACCTGTCGCCGAGTTCGCGCACATACGGGAGCATGTTGGATGTTTCGTCGCTTATGTTGCCAAACGCCCGTGTTACCGCGTCAATCGAACCGACAAAAAACTGTGTCTTTATCCCCTCGAATGTATCTGTCATTTTTTTCTTGGCGTCCATGTACTTGTCGCCAAGTTCGGCTTCGGCTTGCGTCAATACATTCCCTGTGCGCCGCGCCTCTGCGCGAAGCAGTTCAAGCCCGGCACTACCTTCTTTCATGGCTGCCGCCATTTTCGGCCCGGCCTGTTTACCAAACAAAGCCACAGCGGCAGTCGTCCGCGCCGCGTCCGTTGGCAAGTCCTTGAAATAATCTGCGAGCATGTGCAGATTTTCTTCGGGCGAGAACTGCGCCATTTTCTTGCCGGACAAGCCGAACTTTTCTAGTGCTTTTGCGGCCTTTTCATTGCCAGCCGCCGCTTGCGCTATTGTTAGATTATACTTTTTAAGTGCAGCGTCAAAGTCCGCCGCTTCGAGGCCAGATATCTGCATGGCGTAGGATAGTTCTTGATACGCCTCGACGCCAATTCCGAGTTGCTTGGAAATATCATAGATTCGGTCGCCACGCGAAGCGACGTCGTCAACACCCTTAAGAACGCCCGCCGTAACGGCTGCGATTGCACCGGCAGCGCCTACTGCTAGCTTAGCCGCGCTTCCGGCGAACGCTTTGAAGTCGCTGCCAAGTTGCTTGGTCGCGTTTTGGACGTCTTTAATCTGGTTTTTAACGTTTTTGAACGCTTTTGCCGCACCGGCGTCTTTGCCGCCTATGTTCAGCATGACGTCCCATATGGTTTTTTTACCCGCCATTACGTCGCGGCTTCTTTCATCTTCTTATGGATTTCGGTGACTATATTGCTATATTCTCCCAGTTCAGACAGCGGCAATTCAAGCAAAGCGTTTATCGGTTGATATGCCGCTATAGCAAGAGACGCGACAATCCATCGGATCGCCTCCAATGGCCGCGCGTGCTCAAACGGATTCCAGTTTTTATCCGGCTTTAGGCCGGATTCGTAAAATCCCCGTTGTCCTTCGGCGGCGCGTCATCATCGTCCTCGTCGCCCGCGATAAACTGGTCATAAAATTTTTGCGGGTTACGCCCGCCGACGAACGCGCCGACAGTCTGCCGGATAACGTCGAAGTCGGCATAGGGCATTTTGTCAAATACGCGTACAGGCAAGCCAGATATGGCCGCCGCTACGTTCTTGCAGTAATCCGCGTTGAGCGCCGGGACAAACGCGAAATTGCCCGTCGTATTGACGGCACGCTCTGCGTCCGTCGCAGTCTTGCCTGTCACCTTGCCGAAGTTCAGCGCGATTTCGCTGTGCGGCGTGCTCTCCCACTCGAACGGCTGTTCAAGCTTTACGACCACCGTCCCTGTAAATATTCGAGCCATACATCCTCCATTAATTCATTATGCCATTATGTTCCTTAGAACGTCCGCGTTTATGTCTACGCCGCCAATGCGGTTAATGTTCTTGACGACGTCCCATTCGCGAACGACATCGCCGTCAACCCATTGTCTAAATGCCCAAACGTGCTGTTCAATGCTTCCGTCGCCGGTTGCGGCTTGCTCCAATTTTCCGTTGTCCTTTTTGGATATCGGCCCTTCAATATCCCATCGCACAGGCACGTCAACGTTTTCTTTCTCGGATGTGACAACCGTCATGGAGCCCCGAATCGTGAATACGTAACTTTTGCCGTTTTGAATACTCGCAAGCCACCCGCCGTACATTTGCGGAATCGAGTATGTCGCCGTCGACGCCGCCATCATGCCGCGAGCCGGGACGTTAATTTCGCCACCAAGCCCGGTGACTTTCGTCGTGTTCGACATGTTTTCGTCGGGCGGCAACTGCACCGTGCCTGTACCTTCGAGGCGTCGCGCATTGAGCAAATCATAAGTTTCAAACTTGTCTATCTGTACGCCAATCCCTTGTCTCATAACGCCCCCTACTCTACCCACAGATTATCGAGATAATCCGGGTCATATTGCCAGTTGAAAATGATTGCGCGCCCCGTCGGCGGCGGTGTGAAGAATATCCGGAAGTATAGCTTGCCCGACAATATGTTCTCGCGCTGATTATCGGCCCGCAAAAACTCTATGCGCGCGCCGAGAATGACGCCCTCTGCCGCTAGTGAATCGAACCAGCCGTTGACCGTATGCAGAATCTTGTCGCGCAGCAACGTCGTTATCGGGCTGTCAACAACACCTTTGAGTGTTAGATTAACCGTGTTTTTGGCCCACAAGAACATCCGGCGAACCGCGCGGTCAGTGTCCTTGATATCGCCGCTGTTTGGCGTCGCGAGTGTTTCCGTGTCCCAGAACCGCCAGCCGCCGTCATTGATAACCGTGCCGAGGCCATTTTCGTTCAAGTAGTTGGCTTGCGGTTGCGAGAGCAGCGGGATTTCCGTTCCGTCCGGCTGACACATCTTGGTCATCGCAAGCGTTTTGTTGGAAATCTGGACGTATGGCCGCCCGTTGTGATCCGCGTCTACCTCGCCGTATTTACCCGCCGCGCGCATTGACAGCGGATAAATGCGTTCGCCAAGTCCAACATACGGCCAATGGCCGAACGCATACGGATCGACATAGCTGTTCTTGTTTTTCCACGCGGGAACGTCGCGATAGTTCTTGATTGTGTCAGACGGCAGGTCTACCAACGCAATCGCCTCGAAGTTGCCGCCGTTGATGTTGTGTGCTTTTGCAACCAACGCCGCATAAATTTCCGGGTCGGTCGAGTTTTCCGCGAGCACGAACGCCGGAACCTTTTGGTAACGGAGCCATATTTCCTCGATTAACTCTATACCCTTGCGCCGGTTCGTCGCCGGGTCAACGCCGCCGATTATCGCGGCCTTTTTGACTGCCGCCGTCGGAACGACCGCCTTTTTGTACGATAAGGTGATGTTTGTTGTCGTCGGCGTTAGCAACGCGCTGCCGTCTACGCGCGAGAGCAGCAGATTATTGCCGTCATAACGCAACGTATAATCTACGCCGCGCACACAGCCCGCCGGTGTTATTACCTGAACGGTCGATATCATAGCCATTTTCTCGGCTATCGTCGCGACGCCGTTTATCAGCGGCAACGCCACGCTTGCGACCGTTTGCGCGCCGGAAACTACCGTTTCCCACGTGCATATCGCGCCCGCCGGTATAATCTGATGCTGGACTATCTGCGAGTCGACAAATGCCGCGCCGGGCATATCCGCCCACAAATCGGGGCCGACTATGCCGACATCTGCGACCGCCTCGGCGTAACTGTTCCACAGGAAAGGGACGTTAACTGCCGCCGCCGGGTTTTCAAGCCGGTATATCGGGAACGTACCGACGTATACCGGTATTGCGCTATCAACCTCGCGCGGCCTTATAATCGGCGTGTCTGTTTCGTACTGATATATGCCATGCATGTATGCCATTAAATCATGCCTCCGATCTGTTTGTTTCCAATGTATCCCATTTGCTTATATCCGGCTTGCTATGCCTGTACATGTCGAAATCCGCGGGCGCTGAACTCGTCCATACTGTTTCCATCGATACCCGCCAGAATGGTTTCGCGTCCTCGTCGCCGACAGTGTATTTAAACCACGGCGGCTCGCTTCGCGGTTCTATTACATAGGCACCCTCTTTGTGCGTCTTGCATAAATCGGTTAAAACCTGCCACATCATCATCAGCGGTATGCGCCAGCCCTGATTATCCGGCTCCTCATACCAGCCCTCGAATACAAACGTCACCGTTACGATTATTTTCGCGAAGTCGGCCATCTTGCCGCCGTCGTTGAATATCCTTACAACGGGGCGATCCTTACGCGCGTCGCGTCCGGCGTCCGTTGGCTTGCCTGTTTCGTCCGCCGGGCCTGTTCTGTCCCACAGACGGTCTATCGGGAGGAACTGCGCGAACACATGCGGATCGGTGAAATCTTCCTCTCCATCGTATGGCGCAAACTGATTGTTGTTCCAAAATGACGGGGTTAGCAACCGTTCGACGCGGATTACAAGTCGGTCGATTAAGCCAGCAGGAGTTGGGTCATTCAGTTTTGCCGCGAATCCGTGGCCGCTCACTTATTCAGTATCCTTCCTATTTCGTGTTCAACGCGCTTTTCGAATGTTTCCATTGCCTTTTCAACTACCGGGTCGTTTACGTCGGGGTTCGCTTTGAACATCCCGCTTGTGGCCGGGCCATATTGTTCCTTTATCGCGTCGCGTCCGTGCGACTTTACCGCTTGCTGTGCATACGTCGCGTTTTGCCGCATTGCCCGTCGCATTTTTTTGCCGGGCGTTCGCGTAAACACGCCGATATGCCCGCTCGGCATTTGCGCCGTGAACGATTGCGGCAATGAACCGCCGCTGCCTTGCTTGACTGATACAGCCACGCCGACAGGTTTCTTAACCGGGGCTTTCGGACTCACGCCTTTGAAATCCGGCAGCGGATTTACGCCCGCCGAGATTTTCATCGTTGCGCCCGCGCCTTGATTCATACGGCTTGATATCGTCGCGCCGACCATGCCCGACGGGAGCGTATACAGTGATGTTAGTTGCCGTTTGGTTTCCGTCTTGGCTGCGTCCGCTGCACGCTTTGCTGCTCGCTTGATTGCGGCGTCGCGCTGTGTCGGTGATATGATACCGTCGCACCGGCGATTAATGTCCGCGACTTGGCGCGGGTTGAGTTGTATATCAAGCGATATCATATAGTTTGGTTCGTCCTATGAGCAATTCTAAGACACCGGCATTGGAGATTGCCGTGTGCACGTACCACTTACGCCCATTGATAGTCAGTTCCTGATTCGCCATAGGCAAGAACGGCATTTCCTTTTCCTTGACGAATATCCGGCCTGAAACCTTCATTTCGGCCAGTAGCGTCAAGTCGGCGTCCTCAAGAATCCGGTCGTCGTCTTGCATGACGTATATTTCGCGCCCGTCCACGTTGTAGATGTCCGCAAATTCGGTGGTGTTGAAAAATACCGTATCGATGTCGCGACGGGCTTGCTCTTTAAACGTCACTAGCGGCCTCCGTGGGCGGTTTTACGGCTTGATACTCGCATGACGTGTTTTTACCCTCGCGGATGATTCCGGCGGCTAATAGGGCCGGAATTTCGCCGTCAGGTAAGCCCACAATCGCGTCGCCGGACTGGTATTCCTTGCCGCCGTATTGGACTATCACTTTAGCAAAGTACGAGGGCGTTTCGGCCTTTTTGTTCATTATGCAGCCTTCCGCGCGTCATTAATGAATGCGCGCAAATCGGCTTTTGACGCGTCGGCGGGATGTGCAATACCCATTTCTGCCGCAAGCGTTTGCAATTCGACGAGGTTCATATTGCTTATGTCCTTTGCAGGCTGCTCCACGGGCGCAGGCTGCTCCACGGGCGCGGGCATGGCGGTTTTTTCGCCTTGCACGTCCGGGATTTCGTATTCGGATATCTTTCTTTCTTCGAGCAAACGCTTTGCCGAGTCCGCGCTTAATCCCTCGATGAATACGGGCTTATTCGGCGCGGACGGCTTGAATTGCTTCTTGTTGACGGTTATCGTCCATCCTCTTATTGCGATGTACTTTATCATTCTTTACCCTCCCCTTAGATATCCAGCGCCTTAAGCACATACCACGATTCAATGTTTCCGGGGATCGCTATCGGGCGCGACTCCATTGTGTATATGTCGCGCGGTGGGTCGATCATGGTGTCGTCCGTCCAGTCGAAATATTCACCCTTGAACCAACGCCACTGCCTTGTTTGCGGGTCTTTGCCGAGTTTCGCGCCGTATCCCATCTTGTTACGCTTCGCGTCAGGCGATATGAACAGCATATAACCGGCGGGCAGATAACGATGGCGCACGTTTAACCTGTCCGGCCACGTCCAATTGTGATACCACATCGTAACGCGCGGTTCTGCCAACATGCCAACAGGCGTTGCCGCGCCGAACGCAGGCGTGGGGCCGGGGTTGAACATGCCGAATTCATACCGCCTATTGTCCAATAACTTTAACATTTCGGCGTCAAGAATGATTGCGTCCCAGACTTCCGGCGACATGATGACGTCGGTTATTGAGTGCCCGAGTTCGCCCATGTGGTAAACGATTCGGCGCATAACTTCGATGATTCGAACGCCGGACCGCCCAAACGCGTCGCCGCCAATCAGCGCCTCTTTGTTCTTGAATCCGTAATCTATGTACCTGTTTTCGCCTATCCCGATAATCGGAATAGGGTCGCCAATCATTAACTGCGATTTCTGTATTTCAACCAAGTTTTGAATCGCCTTTGCCGCCTCAATCCTGTCGGCGGCTTGCAGCTGCGCTCTTACCTGCAACGGATCGGTTATACCTTCATCGTATGGAGGCTTGTCGCCCGGCTGTCGATTAATCAAATCCTTGCCGCTGATTGATTTCTTGTACTGCACGCGCGGGGTCGTCAGTCCCTGCGTGATGAACGTCGGACGCTCTGTCGGCTCAACGCTGAGTTCAGGGCCGACATATTGCGCCAGCGGCGCGCCTTCCCATACGGCGTCCCATTCGATATCATCCGTGTTGAAATTTCTGCTGCCGCCGTTGAAAAAAGTATCGCCCCAATAAAGAGACTGTGGGTAAATATTCTTGACGACTTCGATTTGTGTTATTCTGCGTTCGCGCCATTCTTGTCCGGGTACCGGCATTTTGATTACCTCCCATCAATCGGGACAGGAGCTTCCTGCCACGGCTTAATGTCGATTTGATTTCGCCTTGCTTCGATTGTGTCCATATCCGTAATGCGCTGGTTAATCGCGCCGGGGATAACCGGAAACCCGAGTATTTCGAGCGCGGCGTCGACTTTATTCCCGTTGAAACCGCCGGTATAATACGCGGCGACCTCACGGTCTTTCGGGTCTGTCAGATCAGTCGTGTTTTCGTTGTTCGCCAACACGCAGAAAATGTTTGTTACAGCCGCCTCGTAATTAACGCCGTCGGCAGTCGTCAGCGGCGTCCCAAACTTATACTCGACGCCCTCCGGCAAAATGACCGGGCGGATTCGAATTTCGAACTGCGCGTCGCTGAAAAAATCGTGTGTGTCGGACTCCGCTATAAACGGGCTGAACATGTTTCTGTTACGATATGTAATGCCGTCCATTAATTTGGCCTCCTTCCACGGATAAGCGCCGCTGCCTGTTCAAGCACTGCCGCTGTATCCATAGTATTTTGCGCGCTGCGTCCTTGTAGTTTATCCATTTCAGCAGCGACCATAGTTTGGTATCTTTCCTCGTCTGTCTTTTGAGCGTTATACGCGCCGACAGGCGTCGGACGGCCTATGTTGTTCACCGCCGCCGTGTCCCTGCGCGCATTTGCCAGATACAGGACGCCTTGAGGGTTTTGCTTCGCGGTTGCGCCGCCCGCATTAATCACGCGTTTGCGTACCGCGTCGGGGTTGTTTCCGTTCTTGATCGCCGCGTGCACCGCCGTTGCCATCCCCGGCGCACTGGCCGCAATATCGGCAAGTTCGGACGCGCGTTTGCGTTCGTCGCGGATTCCACGACGATATGCCGCCTGAATAGCGTTTGCATTTGCGCCCGTATCCCCGCCGCTTGATTCGCCTACATTCGGCGTGTCCGCGAATTCCGCACCGCACTCGGGGCAGGATACCTGATACGATCCGTCGTCGTTTTGCGTCGCCGTCGCCGTGTCGTACGTCACAGCCGCGCCGCATTGCGGGCATGTTGTTTCGACCGCTGCCGCCTGAACGTCGGCGTTTGGATCGTCCTGCGTTCCGTTTTCGCCCGTGCCGACAACCGGCTCGCCCTCGTCGCCGTCGGATTGGATCTCCGTATTGTACGAGTTTGTCGCCCCACAGAACACGCAGTCGAAAATATACGCCTCCGCGCGGGCCTTGCTCTTGCCGGGCTTCATGTAAGCTTGCGTTTTGAGCCTCGCTTGTGTGCCGCCGTTGCTGCCACTGCCGCTGTCGCCGCCTCCACCGTCGCCCGGCGCCCCGGCAGTGACTTCACCGGTCAGCGGATTCAGCAGATTGACGCCGCCGCACGAGAAGCACACGACCTCGTCGAGGACTACCTCGTTGCGGGGCTTGAGCGGCGTACCGGCTTTGGGCTTTGGCTTGCCAAACAAATTAAATCCCATGCCTTTATTGCCTCCATTGCTTGGTTTATTTGCCGCCGCTCTTTGGGCGGCGTGGTTATACTTTGTAAAATCCATTTGATGGCCCCGGTAGTTATACACGCCGGGACTTATACACGCCGCTATGTCGAGCGGCTTCTTTCCGTCAGGAATGTAATCGTCAGCGAATCCATAATCAATACATTCCTGCGCATTTAGCCATGTCCCCTTGCCGTTAGCGCCATTCATAAGCGCGATTAATTCGTCACGCGTTTTACCGGTTTTTTTTGAATACGCAAGTATAATCGGTTCGGCGGCACGTTCGAGTTCTGCCGCGTAGTCCTTCATTTCCTGCGCGTTCATCGTCTCCCAAAATATAAATGCGATTGGATTGTGATAGAACGTATCCGCGATATCGGATATATAGACATGATCGGCGGCGCACATTATGACCGTACCAATTGACGCAACTATGCCCTCAACGTAACAATTAACAGTTTTTGGATATTGGCATATCAGCGAGTGGATCGCCGTCCCCGCGTATACGCTGCCGCCCGGCGTGAACATATGTATGTCAAGATAATCGACGTCGCCAAGCTCATTCAGCGCGGATATAAAATTCTTTGGCGTCGTTTCGTCGCCACAGAATTCGAAATCGTCAATAACGCCGTATATGTCTATTCGCCCGGCAGTTCCCGTCCCGTCTTCATTGCGAATTTTTGTAATGTTCCAGAACTTCGGCGCGTTTGGATTTTTTGCCGCCGGTTTATTATTCTTGTTGTTGGGCATTGTCGCCTCCTTGTCCGGCTTCGACAGCCGCTTTAGTCCCCTGCCCCGCCGGTACGGGGTTCGTCAGCCCTGCCGCCGTTGCTGCCGATATCTCGTGGCCGCGCTCTGTTACATTTTCATAGTAATCGCCGCCGCTGTATTCTGCCGTCGCTTGGCTGCCGGTAATCACGCCGAGCGCCATCGCCTCTTTATAGGCGGCGATACTCGCACGCGGGTCGATTTGCGGCATTCCGGGGCCGCGCCAGTTGTGTCGCTGGTATGCCCGGCGGGCGAGATAATCATCGAAATATCCCGGCAAGTCGAGGTAACCCTTCGCGACCGCCTCGTCCATCAACATATTGTAAAACGCCCGGCTAAATCGTTCGATTTTGCCGCGCTTGACAAGTATACTGCTCCACGTCAGCCCAGTTTCTGCGCGGGCCGCGCTGTAAGAGTTGTTAAACTGATGAGTTAAAAAACCTTTGCTTACGCCAAAACTTGGGCCGACCATTTCGAGGCCGCTGCCGATGTATTGGCCGAAGTCACTCGACGGCGCGGTCGATTCTACCGACTGTATCTTGTCGCCGGGGTTCGCGGCCTGCACAATGCCGCTGCCTAATGCTAACAGGCTGTCGTCGAAATCTTTCGCCCGTTGCGCCTCAACGTCGCCCGACATGAGTGCTTCAAGTTCCATCATCGCGGCGTCGGGCTTTTCCGATAGAATAACCGCCGTGAACAGGGCTTGTATTTCGGCTTTGGTCGCGTAGGCGTGAACGAATTTGTCCAGTAACAGCAGTATTTCAATACTTGACGCGATTATGGGAACGCCGCGCCGCTGCGCAACGCGCTTGGCCTCCATCATGTGCATTATCAGCGGGCGGCCTGTATCGCTGTAACACGGTACGAATACCCACTTAGGGCGGTTAATGTCTGTTTTTGGCCGGGGCTTGTATCTCTTTGACAGCGGATGATCGCCGACGCATATCCAGTAACCGAGCACATGCCCGAACTCCGATTCGACGACGCCCGCGAACGTGTCCCAGCCCTTGTCTTGGTGTTCGCGGAATATTTCGTTCCCATCGTCGGGATTGTCTATGCAATCGGCTTCGACGAGATTCACGCAAGTTTCAAACGGCGAATTCCATCGGCTTATAAATGGCGCGGTAACAAACACGTCGCCGTTGACATCTTCCGACCGTGAGACGATCCGCTGTAATTCGTAAAAATTGTTAAACCGCCGTGAATCACACAGCGGTTCTTCGGCCCACGCCGAAAAATAACGCAGCCAGTCGTTCTTAAACTTTTGTCCCTGTTCCGGCGTCCAGCCGAGGTATTCAATGTCCGGTATCGGGTCAGGCATTAACCCCGTACCGACCGCCAGCGTTGTGCGAGTTGAAAACATGCCATCAACTATCGGGCTGTCGTATTCAAGCTGCCGCGACATTTGACGCAAGGTCGCCGCATTTGCGACCAGATCGTCGTCCGGGCTGCCACCCTGATATTTCCATGCGCGTTTCGCCGCTGTTTTCGGGTTCGCGTTCATGTGCGAATATCCCGAGTTCCGCGGCTTTAATGGCGCGGACGATTTAGCCTTTGCAGGCGCAACATATGGATTACCGTATTGGTCAAGTATTCGCGGCCCTGTGGCCGCCTCCATTGTTGTCATATTCCTCTAACCGGCATGACGCGCTTAAATCTGCCGCCCGGATATAGCAATGTGTCGAGTTCTTCCTGTAATTCATTTCTTAATTGCAGGGCGCGAATGGGGTCTATATAGCCAAGCGAGCGCGTGCCAAACGAATAATTGCTTACCCCTGTTGGATTATTTTTTAACCACGCGTCTATATACACAAGTTCCGCTTGTATGTTTGTAATTTTGTTTTTTATTCGCGGGCTTGTCGCCATACACTACCCCTATTAACATATAATACACGATTTACTATATGTTGTAAATACCTATTATTTATAATGCCAGTGACCGATTGCGCGCTGCCGCGTTGCGGTCAATCGGGCGCGCGGGTCGTCTTACCGGTTGCGGCTGCGTCGCCACTTTGAGCACCTGCGCGGACGCCGCGATTAGCTTCGCTTCCGGTTGCGCGTCAACGACTTCCAGCGGCGGCAATTCCCATATTGCGCGCCGGTACAGCGCCATTGCCCATTTCTCAGGCTCCATCGGGAACAGCTTCTCGGCGGCTACGTTGTATATCAACGTGTCCCATGACTCATTGAACTTGCCCGACGGTAGGTGCCATTCGTGCGAAGGGAACCCCTTCTTGTCGCGTACAAATATGCGCTTTTCCGATGTTAGCATGTCGAAATATCTTTCATCTATTCCGCGCGCTGGAAGCCCATCTTCATCCATCGGGAAGTGTATGTATCCGGGGCCGGGCGTACGTATGGCGAGGGCAGCCATCATGTCGGATTTTATGCCGTCTACGCCGACGATTATCAGGTGTTTTTCGCGGGCATTCCTCGACCGCATTATCGGCGGCGCGTGTTCGCGGTTTGCACCTTTAATCGCGAACACCCCTCGCGCTATCCTTGACCGGCAATATGCGTATACGGTATCGGTCACTTTACCGTCGCCGCTGTCAATCGCCGTCCGTGATATCGTCAGACGCCGCCCGTTCTTATACGCCCATTTGCGCGCGAGCAGCGCGTCTATCCCGTTCCATACCTCGCCACGTTGAGGACTGCCGTTTATTTCGCCATACTCGATTATCCAGCGTTCATTGTCTATTCCGCGTCCGACAACCTGATACGCGAGCCTGTTAATCTGCACGTCTACCGCCATTGTAAGGAAGCATACGCGGTCAGGTATCTCGGCGGCGTATACTTCGCGCCGATCCATCATGTCGTGCGCCTCGATTACGTCCGCGCGCTCCTCCCATGTTTCGGCCAATACGGTATTAACGAATGTTATCAGCGGGCCAAATACGCCCATTTTTGCGCGGTTGTTCGCCTCTCGGAATTGTTCTACCAATTCGCTCCATGCTCTGAACCCGTCGAGGCCGTTGACATGGAACCCTTTTACGGCACGTTCCGAGTATTCGTGGATATATTCGCCGCCATGCTCTAGCCATTCATCGCGCGTGTGCTGTGCGTTGCAGCCGGGGCATTGCATTTTTAGCGTTTCGAAATCAAGCCGGGGCCATAGGAACTGCGACCATTCCCCGCATGACGGGCAACAATGACACCAGCGGGCCTTGCTGCTCTCGTTATATGCGGCTTCGATTCGTGACTTACCCTTGATTGTCGGCGTGGACGTTAGGATGATTTTGCGGTTCGGGAATCGGTTTGTGCGGGCTATCGCCAGTTCGACCGGATCGCCTTGGCCTCTCAAGTCTTCCTTTTGCTCGTCTACCTCGTCAATCAACAGATATCTGATTGGCCGCGATTTCAGCGACGCCGGGCTGTTCATTCCCGACAGCACAAGGAACCCGCCGAGGAATAACTTTTTCCGCAACGTGTTTGACGAGTTCCGCGACTTTGCCGGGGCGAATTTTTCGCGCAGAACCGGCATGTCGTTAATCATCGGCGTTATGCGCTCAACCGAGAACGACTCGGCCATGTCGATTGTAGGCTGAGTTATCATCGTCGGCGCTGGGTCAATGTCTACGATGTATCCAAGCGTGTTCAGGATCGCCGACGACGTCTTGCCCAT